GACAAAGCTGCAGCAGATGCAATATTGGCTGCACAACAAAAAGCTGCAGCGGAAGCAAGAGCAGCAAGGGCTGCAGAATTAGCAGCACAAGCAGAAGCAAATAGAATTGCTGCAGAAAAATCAATTGCAGATGCAAAAATTGCACAAGAAAAAGCTGCAGCGGAAGCTAAAGCAGCAGAAGATGCACGTATTGTTGCTGAACAAGCAGCTAAAGACGCACAAGCTGCTGCAGATAAAGCTAAAGCAGATGCAGAAATTCAAGCAGCTAAAGACGCACAAGCAGCAGCAGATGCTGCAAAAGCTGAGGCGGATGCAAAAGCCAAAGCAGAACAAGATGCCGCACTAGCAGAACAAAAAGCTAAGGATGAAGCAGCTAAATTAGCACAAGATGTTGCAAATGCTAAAGCAGAAGCAGATAAGCAAAAAGCTGAAGCAGATAAAATTGCTGCTGAACAGGCAGTCAAAGAGCAACAAGCAAAAGATACAAAAGCTGCACAGGATGCCGCTATACAGGCACAAAAAGATGCACAAGCAAAAGCTGATGCTGCTAAAGCAGAGGAAGATAAAGCTGCACAGCAAGCAGCAAATGAAAAAGCAGCAGCAGACAAAGCCCTGATAGCATCAACTGGAGTTGTCCCAAACAATCCCGCACAATTGCCAACAGACATTCCAAAGCCTGCTCCTGCAGAAGTTTTAGTTCCACATATTCAAGTAGATGTAAAAGGAGTAGAAAATGGCGGTATTCAATTCTTTGGTACACAAAGTGCACCTCAAGTTGTTGGAGAAGATGGTCATCTTACACCACCTGCCCCACCTCCAGGATCTGGTTTACCTATTCCTGCAGATGCAATCACTACTGCTGATACATTTATCGGACAACCAGGCGGTGCTAGTTTCAATGCTCCAGATGTTGCTGTCCCTGTTGTTTTAACACCAGTAACTGGTGCACTTGCTTCAGTACCTGGAGTACAAGCAATTAATCAAGCATTCGTTGCGATGGCAAATATCGGAAATGATATGTCACCAGTAACGAGAAAGAAAGCTAAAAAAATATTAGTGACTACAGTTGTCGTAGGACAAATAGTAGCACTTAGAAGGAGGTTCGGCAAATGAAATTAATTAAAGGTTTATTGTCAGACCTAGCCAATCAGATTTGGACTTTCGTTGGTCTATTCTCTGCATGGTTAGTTTTGACGGGATCTGCAAAGACAGTTGTTGGAGATGCAATTCTTATCTCTATCTTCTTATGGATTGCAACATATAGATTAAGAAATCCAAAAGGAGAGGAGTAAAAAATGACAAAAAACAATAAGGTTGTAGAAGAACCAACACAAGTTGGATCTGGGGCAATTGCAAGTATAAATAATATATTTATGAGAATTGTAGCTGTATTTGCTGCTTCAGGTTTGAGTGTTATTGGTGCGGGTGCCGTAGTTGGCATAAGCACAGCAAAAGCAGTCATCCTTGCAGGAACATTAGGTGTAGCCACTGTAGTTGAAAGACTTGCAAGAGGTTTTCTTGATGACGGTAAATTAACTATTGATGAAATCAATGGTGCATTTGCAACAGTAGACAAAAAAGCTTCATCATCTAACTAATGATATAATTAGTTTATGTGGGAGCGTTTAGCAAATTATACTAGGAAGAACCCAGCCAAAATAGCTGGGTATCTTTCTGCTTTAATCTTATATATAAATAAACATTTTCCCCACCTTCCAATTGATATAATAATTCCATCAGTTATGATAATGATAGGAATGGGAGAATCAGCTCAAAAAATGGAAAATAAAAAAGCATTAAAAGCTTTGTATACTGAAAATGATCCAAAAAAACCAGATGATGAAATATTGGCTGAATTATAGCAAATAGGGTATAATTGTGATATGATATTTACAGGCGGAGACGGATGGTCAATAGAGTTTGGTACACCAGACTGCCAACACGGATACGCTATTTTAAAGTCTGGGACGGGACAATCAATAGGTTGTTACCTTACCAAGGCAGAAGCAGAAGAGGCCCTTAAAGGCCTGGATAACCCCAAAATAGACCTACTCAGCGATGAGGTTAGGACAACTAAAACCCCAGAGGAATATAAGGAGAATAACGTGGTAAATAAATGTATGACATGCGGATGCGATGATTTAGGAAATGATCATCATTATATTTCTGATGAAGAAAAATGTTTAAGTTGCATGACCAAGGGCCAAGGTCCTTGCTGGGATGGCTATGAATATGCAGGTACAAAAGAGAAGAACGGTAAAACTGTTCCCGACTGCATTCCTAAAGAAGTCAAAAAATCAGATTCTGGTTTTAAACCAAATGCTGGCATGAAAGCAGCAGCACGAAGAGCAATTGCTTGGAAAGAAGCTGGTAAGGCTACAGGAGCAGGCACAAGTGTTGGCTGGGGCAGAGCCCGTCAAATTGTTAATGGAGAATCTTTAAGTTTAGATACAGTTAAAAGGATGTACTCTTTCTTTTCTCGTCATGAAGTTGATAAGCAGGGTAAAGAATGGGATAAGCCTTCACATGGCAAAATCATGTGGAATGCATGGGGCGGGGATGCAGGATATGCATGGTCTCGTGCAATTGTAAACAGAGAAGATAAATTACAAAAAGGCGAATCAATTTGGTCTGGTGTCTTTGCACCAGCAGATAAAGGTCAAATGGGACCTGAATTTAATTCAACTTTACAAGATGCAAGATATTATTTCCCGTCAAGAGCGACATACGAGAATGACGGAAAGTCATCTGCGGGGTACGGAAACAGATCTTCTAACGATACAACAATTTAAATCAAAATGGAAAAAGACAAAATAATTGATTTTTATAAATCATCTAATCAATCAAAAGAGCATTATTTTAACTTTTCAAAACATTTTCCAAAATCTTTTGAAAACCCAGCAAAATTTTCAAAAGATATGGATCAAATAAATGATTATTATTTAAATAGTAATTGGTTTAGAACAAAAGAGTTTGATTCAAATAAAAAAATTGATATTTTAACAGCTGGTTGCTCAAATACTTTTGGCGCAGGAGTGCCAGAAAAAGGAACTTGGTCTTCTTTGCTTGCGGATAATAAATATAATTACATAAATCTTGGAGAAAATGGATCTGGTGTTGAAAAAATTGTTCATAATATTTTAAAATATATTAATTTATATGGAAATCCAAAAAATATAGTATGCTTATTCCCAGATCCATATAGACTTATGTTTACAAATGATCCAGATTTTCATATTTTTGAAAATTTGAAAAATGAAAATGTTTATTTTTTATCTGGACACTTAAATACAGTAGATAGAAGCAAAGATGATTTTATAAAACCAAAAAAAATTATTCAAAATCCATTTTTAATAGAATCAAATATATCGCCACATCATACAATAAACGATTATTTAAAAAATATATATATACTCCAAACTGTTTGTGAAAAGGCAAATATAAATTTTATTTGGAGTACTTGGAATGATTTTATAAATGAAATTTTAGAAATTTTATTTAAAATGGAAAATTTTTTCTTAAATAAAAATAATTATATATTTCAAAATAAAAAAAATTCTATAATTCTTTATTCTGGAAGAAGATGGTTTTGTGATTTTGATCATAATCATATTCTTGAAAATGATCTTTGTTGGGATGAGGGAGTTGATATGAATAAACACCCAGGAATTCATTGGCACCATCATGTTTCAGAATTATTTAAAGAGCATTTAATACTATGAAAATTAAATATTATATATATACATTTTTTTATAACGTAAAAAATATTATATTTTACAAAAAAATAAAAAAAAGAAATAAAAAAAGGTTTATCTATTAATGAATATATTAGGATATAATGAAACTTCTCATGATGCTGCTATGGCATTAATTGATGATAATAAAATACTATTTGCTGGTCATGCTGAAAGATATAGCAAAAAGAAAAATGATTGGTATAACAATAATGAAATATACCGTGATTTACTTAACTATGGTATTCCAGATGAGGCAGCTTATTATGAAAAATCCCGCCTAAAAAGATTAAGAATTAAATTGTTTGGCGGATCAGCAGATTGGAAACCTGCTGGCAAGGGCATAAAAGCAAAAGAATTTAAACATCATTATTCCCATGCAGCAGCAGGATATTATACAAGTCCATTTGATGATGCTGTAATCGTAGTTCTAGATGCTATAGGTGAATTCAACACATCAACAATTTGGACGGGAATTGGAGAAAATATTTCTTTAATAGAAAAAAGAAACTATCCGTTAAGCTTTGGATTATTTTACTCAGCATTTACTCAATTAGTTGGGCTTATGCCTAATCAAGAAGAGTATATCATGATGGGTATGGCTGCATATGGCAACCCCAACAAGTACTTTAAAAAAGTTAGTAAATATTTTCCAAGTATTAATAAGCAAAAATATAATTTTCACAAAGGCATAACTGATTGGGAACATGTTCCAAACGAAATAGATAAATTTCATATTGCAGCAGCAGTACAACTTGTATATGAAAGAAGACTTTATGAATTTATGCAGCATGCAAGAAAAAAAACTGGAAAAACAAATCTTGTATTTATGGGCGGATGTGCGTTAAATTGCTCTGCCAATACAATTTTGTGGGATCTGTTTGATGATATTTGGATTATGCCAAATCCAGGAGATGCTGGATCAAGTTTGGGAGCAGCATTAGCATTGCGTGGATCTCATATAAAATGGGATGGTCCATATTTAGGATATAATTTGGGGAATGAATACCCAGTTGAAAAAGTGTTAGATGCATTAGTTAGTAATGGTATAGCACCAGTTGCAGCGGGACGTGCAGAATTTGGACCTAGAGCTTTTGGTAATAGAAGTATATTGGCTGATCCCACTCATATTGATGTAAAAGATAGGGTTAATAAGATTAAACAAAGAGAACTTTTTAGACCCTTCGCACCAGTAGTTATGGAAGAGTATGCAAATGAATGGTTTGATATGCCAAAAGGAAAACCAACTCCATACATGCAATATGCAGTCAAATGTTTAAAACCAGATTTAATTCCCGCAGTTGTTCATAAAGATGGTACGTCAAGAGTTCAAACAATTAATAAAGATCAACATCCAGGACTCTATGAAGTTTTATCTAAGTGGTATAAATTAACTGGCATACCAATTTTATTAAACACAAGTCTTAACATAAAAGGTCAACCTCTTTTAAATGATTGGGATGATATAAAAGCTTGGAATAAAGAATATAATAGTGAAATTTTGACATGATTTTTTTAATATGTTATACTTATTTTAATTGTATTGGAAGTGTAAATTGTGGATAAAGTAGATTTAGATTATTTTAATTTGTCACATGTTGGTACCATAAATAATAGAGTTAATGTGATGACGCAAAATTTTCAAGATGATTATTTTTATTCTAAAAATATTTTTCCTGGGGAAGATCCTAATTCTGAAGGTTGTACATACATATTAAATAAACATTTTTATAGAACAAAAAATTTTAAACAATTTGATTCAGAAACATATAACATAATATCTTCTGGGTGCTCATTTACTTTTGGAAACGGAATTCCAGAAGAATATACGTGGCCTAAATTATTAGAAAATAAAATTCAAGAAAAGCTCACAGATAAAAAAATTGTGGGATATAATCTTGGTGCTCCAGGAGGATCGGTAACATCAATTATAAAAGAATTAATGGCTTTTATAAGAGTATACGGCAAACCAGATTCTATTTTTTTATTATTTCCTGAAATTAGCAGGGGCCTGGTTTATAGAGAATTTAAAGATAAAGATAAAAAAAATGCATTTGAAAATATAAGTCTTGTAAAAAATTATTTATCTGAAAAAGAACCTAATGCAATTAAATATATAGAAAGTTATGTGCCCGAAAATCATTTAATGCAATTATCAATTTTACTTGGTTTATTTGAAGAATTTTGCAAAAGTTCTAAAATTAATCTATTATGGTCTTGTTGGTTTGAAAAAGATTATTATTTATTAAAAAGTTTAAATTTTAAATTTTTATCTAAAGAATATGTAAACTCAGATTTTAAATTTAACAATTCTCCAGAAAATAAAAATAATATACCATATTGGGAAATAGCTAACGATGGATCACATCCAGGAGTATTTTATCACGATATACTTTCAAAATATTTTTATGGACAAATAAATGAAAATTAAAATTAAATATTATTTTTATAAATTTTTTATAATAAAAAAAAGAAAAAAAAGAAGTAAATATGTTTACTGAAAAAAATAATGAAAATAATATTTTAAATAAAATAAATGTTGAAAATAGTAATGTGGCCTTTGTTTATTCAAAAGAAAATAAAAAAACATCAGAGTATATAAAAAATTTATTTTTTAAAAAATATTTTGTTGGTACACCAGTTAGAATGATTGAAGATAACATAACAATTAATTATGGCGGTGAAATATTTGATACTAAAAATAATTATATATTAAATTCTTTTGATTTTAGGTCTATTGAATTTTCTAATGATCCCGTAGAAATATTATTTGGTGGATGCTCAAATACTTTTGGCGCAGGTGTTCCCGAAAACGGGACTTGGACTTCAATTTTAGCTAAAGAAAAAGTTTATGTAAATTTAGGTACATGTGGAGCAAGTATTGAATTAATAATAAACAATTTATCAACATATTTAGATAATTATCCTAAACCAAAAAATATAATATGTTTATTCCCAGATTTATTACGAACTATTTTTATTAGTGATCCAGCTTTTCACGTTTCAGATAACAAAAATAATTATATTTTAAATAATTTAGATGTGATGTATTCTGGATTGTCTAGTATTGATGAGTCTGGAAACTTAATCCCTAATGATAAGTTTGTAAAAAATCCATTTGAAATTAGAAAAGGAATATCACCACATGTTGCTATACATAATTCAATAAAATCTATTTATCACTTTGAAAAAAGATGTGAATCGGAAGGGATTAATTTTGTTTGGTCATTGTGGCATAATTGGTCAAAACAAATAATTAATAATTTATTTGAATATGAAGATTTTTATTTAAATAAAAAAAATTATATTGATTTTGCAATGGAAGATTTTAATGTTAATTGCAATGATACACATAATAGTAAATTGTTTAATTCAATAGCGTGGCACAATGGAACGGATGAAGATAATCATCCTGGAATACATTGGCAAACTCACGTAGCAGAATTATTTAAGGAAAAAATATGAATAAAGAACAATATACAAAAAAATATATAGGGTCTTATAACGAATATAATATTACAAAAGAGGATGCATTAAAAGATCTTGAAAATCATAAAGGAATAGAATATAAAATAAATTCTCAATTTTTTAGATCAAAAGAATTTTATAAATTAGATTCAAAGAAAATAAATATTTTATATGCTGGCTGTTCTAATACTTTTGGTTTTGGATTAACTGAAGAGGAATTGTGGACTACTCAATTAACAAAAAAATTTAATTTTGAAAATGTATCAACAGACAATATAGCTTATTGTGGAGCTTCTGTACATTCAATAATAAGAAATATTTTTGCATTTTTAAACAATTTTGGTAATCCAGATTATATATTTGTATTATTTCCTATAAATTCTAGAAATTTATTTTATTGGGCTCAAAAATATCAAAAAAGAGAAAGTGGTCATTTTATAAATGCAATGATACCTCAAATTAACACACAAGAAAATGTTTTAAATTCATTTTTTGAATATTCTAAAAAATATTCAGAAGAAGATTCTTTAATGTTATATTCAACTTTATTAAAAAGTTTAGAACAATATTGCAAAACTGCTTCTATTAAATTAATATGGTCAACCTGGGCAAACCAAGATTATCTTTTTTTTAATCAATTAGATTTTGAAAATTTAATTGATATAGAAGATGCTATGGTAAATAATAATTTAGAAAATGTTAAAAATTTTCCTTATTGGGAAATTGCTTATGATAAATCACATTCTGGATCAAAATGGCATTCTAAGATTGCAGATATATATTGGGATAAAATAAAAAATGATTAAAAAAATATATTTATTAATTAAATATTACAAAATTTATAAAAAAAATAAAAAACACGCAGATAAATTTATTTATTAAAGTAAGGAAAATATAAAATGGAATTTGAAATAGAATACTTACATCCAAAAGTTTGGGTATTTAAAAATGTTTTTCCAGAAGGTAAAGATATGATAAATTATTATGAAGATAATTTTAAAGATAAATGGGAAAGTTGGTATGTTTTTGGCAAACATTTAATTTTAGGTTTTTATGATAAAACATTTGATAATTTTCCATCACAAAAAGAATGGGAGGATGTTTTAACTTCTGCACCAAATAAATATATTAAAAGTTTTTCTAAAATTTTTTATGAAACAACTAAAAAATATTGTAATGAATTAAATATAGAATTAGATAATTGGATTTTTAATTTAGTAGATATTGCATTTTATAATGAAAATATTGGTATTAATAAAAATAAAGCAATGAATTACCACACAGATTATCAACAAGAAAAAGAATTGGAGCCAGGAAATAAGTTTGAAATAACGGCAGTTTTTTATTTAAACGATGATTACGATGGTGGCGAAATTTCTTTTAGAATTTTTAATGATGATCTTACTGAACTAAAAAATGAATTTAAGTATAAGCCTTCCGCTGGTGATGTTTTAATATTTCCATCAAAACATCCATTTTATCATGGAGTGGAAATGGTAACACGTGGAGAAAAATATATAATTAGAAGCTATTGGAAATATAATTATGCTGGTCATCCAATTTTTTTTAACGAAAGAGAAAAATATTCTCAAGAAGAATGGGAAAAAATATCAAAAGATTTTACAAAAGAATTTTATAGTAGAATAGCTCCGATACTTAATAAAAAATACAAATAGTGTAAAATTTGAATAAATTTTATTATTATGATATAATATAAATACAGGTTGCCTATAGGGGCCTGAATTTAAATAACTCGCTTAAAAGGAGCAAATTATGACAACAAACCTATGGGATCTTTTTAATGATCCCTTTTTTATTGGCTTTAACCGCCAAGTAGCAAGAATGAATGAAGTTCATCAGCATTCAATTAATCAATCATATCCCCCATTTAATATCGTTAAAATTGATGACGATAATTTTTGCATTGATGTAGCCGTGGCGGGATTTTCTAAAGATGATTTATCAGTATCTGTAGAAGATCAAACTCTTATTGTAAAGGGTGACATTGAAACAGATAAAGAAGATAACTTTATTCACAAGGGGATTGCAACACGCAAATTCACTCGAACATTTTCATTAGCTGAATACATTGAAGTTAAAAGTGCAGAAGTTGAAAATGGTATGCTTTGTATTATGCTTGAAAGAGAAGTTCCAGAAGCAAAAAAACCAAAGCAAATCAAAATTAAGTAATTGACATAATAAATAACCACCTAGTATAATATATATAGTACGGTAAGCAACACTTTCTTAGGATGGAATAGTTACATATTACATACATGAGGCCCGATGTGGGATTCGTGGTGGATCTGGGTCATTCATGCAGATAGGAAATTGCTTACCGTACCTTTTTGGGATGTAGCTCAGCTGGCAGAGCATTCGACTGTTAATCGAAATGTCACAGGTTCGACCCCTGTCATCCCAGCGGAATGTGGCTGGCTGGTGGTCAGATGGTGGCTTATATCCTCCCTAGAGTTGCGTTCAATTCGCAAACATTCTACCAAGGAACAGTAGCTTAGTTGGTTAAAGCCCCGAACTCATAATTCGGTAATCGTCAGTTCAAGTCTGACCTGTTCCACTAAGATCACATAGATCAATTGGTTAGATCGCCACCCTGTCACGGTGGAGGTTGCGGGTTCAAGTCCCGTTGTGATCGCCAGCCCTTCGTAGCTCAGAGGATAGAGCGAGGCTCTTCTAAGGCCTGCGTCGCACGTTCGAATCGTGCCGAGGGGGCTTAGCCCCAGTAATCCAGTGGTAGAGATAGTGGACTTAAAATCCATACAGCGTTGGTTCGAATCCAACTTGGGGTACCATGTCCCTATAGCTCAGTTGGTAGAGCAGTTGCCTTTTAAGCAACGGGTCGCAGGATCGAGACCTGCTGGGGACACTAAAACTTGTAACTACTAATATAAAAGGATATACTATCAATATGATGAAAATAAATAAAAATTTTGAATTGGTTAATGTAGAAAAACAATCTTTAATTAAAAACATACTATCCAGTATTGAAAATAAAGAAATTTATTATTGTAAAAATGCTTTTAAAGATTTTTTAAATTGGGAAGATTTTATAGATTTATTAAATTATCAATATGAATATTCTGAAATTAGTCCTGGTAATCCAACAGATCATAGAGTAATAAATAAAATTTCACAAAAAGCAACTAATATTGTAAAGTATCCTGAATTTCATTATCATCTTTTAGAAATAGATTCTTCTAATAATATAAACTCTTTAATAAATAATTATTTTTTTTATATTAAAAACTTAATGGAATATTTTAAAGAAATAATTACAAATAAATTTACATTAAAAGCTTTATTTAATTTTGTAGGTAATGAATTTACTGGAATGATACACGATGATCCATACCATGTACTTTCAATGCAACATTTTGGCAATGTAGAATACAATATATTGGATTTGAATGGAAACAAGACAACTTATGTTTTGGAGCCAGGAGATTTAATATTTATGCCATCAGGGACTAAACATTCAATTAATGCACCAGATCCAAGAGGTACTTTAATTTTTGATATAGAAACAATACAATAAAAAACACCATAAAAACTTGTAACTAATAGAATAAAAGGATATACTATGAGTATGACTATAACACAAGAAAAAGCAGAACGTGTATTAAAAGTAATTGATAGATGTGATGCATGTGGGTCACAAGCTTTTGTAATGGTTAAATTAATTAGCGGGGAATTGATGTTTTGTGGGCACCATTACATTAAAAATCAAGATAAATTAAATAATCAAGCATATGAAATTATTGATGAGAGAGAATATATTAACGTAAAACCCTCTCAGTCTAGCAATTAATGGTATAATAGGAGATATAATGGCAAGTAATACTGAAAAAATTAAAAAAGCATTAGAAATTAGACAAAAAAATCATAAAGGTCCAGGGGGCAAATTGCCAGGATCTATGAATAAGAAAAAAACTGGATACGCTAAAACAAAGTGAAAAATAAGCTAATTCTACTTAAAACTATAAGTTGGTATATATTCCATTTTTCAATGGTAACAATTCTTGGTACAATTATAACTAATGACTGGGCAGTAGGATTAAAATTGGCTTCCGCCGAAATGCTATTTGAAACAGCACTTTATTATTGGCACGAGCATTTGTGGATTTGGATTAAGGAGAAATTAAAATGGATTTAGTAGAGGCATTAAAGAAACTACAAGCAGATATAGTAACTGCTTATTTTCAAATTCATGGATACCATTGGAACGTTGAGGGTATGCTTTTTCCAGAAATGCATCTTAAGTTTTTAGAAATTTATGAAGATGTGTATGAGTCTATTGACGATGTTTCAGAAATGTTAAGAAAACTTAACACTCCAGCCCCACACATGTTAGAGCAGTTTATGGAAAATAGAAATATATCTTCAATCTATTTTGGCAACAATGCATTAGACCAAATTGAAAGCTTCTTAATGTCTAATGAAGTATTGATTAATGACATTCGTGTTGCTCATGCTGCTGCAGAATCGGCAGGACAAATTGGTATTGCTAGTGATCTTGAAATTAGAGAGTCAGCACATCAAAAATGGAACTGGCAACTTTCTAGCACAATTAAAAAAACAGTCATTTAATATTGACACGGTTATTTTCTAACTGTATAATATACCTATAACTACTAGAGAAAAGAATATAATGAAAAAGCTAATTACCATTTTGGCTGTATTTTTTGCTGCCATTTCAGTACCAGTCCACGCTGCCACACCAAAAGTTTTAGCAATTATTGACACTGGTATTGATATTCAGCATCCTGCAATCAAAAACAATATTATTTATGAAGTATGTGTATCTGGTTATAATGGTTGTCCTAATAAACAAAACTTTATGGAGGGAACTGGGGCAGCAACAATTACCCCAGCAATGTATACAAATGCATCATGGAATCATGGAACAGAAGTTGCATCCGCTGCAACACAAACGGATTCAAGTGTAAAGATTGTTGAAATTCGTTGCGCTTCTTTGATCGGAACAAATGGTTATATCGGATGTAATCCTGATATGTTGACAACAGCGTTAAACTGGGTATATCTAAATAAAGATAAGTTTAACATTGGAGCAGTGGTTTCACCATTAGGTTCATTGTCAACATCTTGTAGTACTACAGCAGGGTATTCAACTCCAATCAACAAGTTAACAGCATTAGGAATTGCTGTAATCTTTCCAACTGGTAATGACTTTAACTATACTAACATTGATAATCCAGCATGTTTGCCAGGGGTACTAGCAATTAGTTCAGTAGACGATAAAGGTCGCCTTGCACTCTATGCCAACTATTCTTCTAGAGTAGATTTTGCTTCTCCAGGAAGTTTAACTGTGGCAGTTCCAGGCGGTCAGTATAAATCAGACTATGGCACATCCCTATCGGTAGCAACTTTTGGGGCGGGATGGCTTAAGATTCTTAATGCTAAAAACCTATCATATGCAAATGAATATGCTTTAATTAAGTCTACTGGAACAAATTATACAAATATTATGGTAAAGCAAAATGTGATTGCTATTAATATTGCAAAGGCTGTACAATAATATTATGTTTGATAAAAGCGATGATGAAATTATTGGATGGCTTGAAGAAGAAAAAGCCTTAATTTGGGATGGTATGGACGAATTTGGAGAGGCCATCTTTAAGTTTGATTTAGAAAAGCTAAAGGTAGTCATGCCAGAGCTTTATACGGAAATCATGGCAGACATTGATAGCGATTTGATGGTCCTTTATCAAGAGGGATTTGTTGAAATTGACTATGATGAGGACCTAAATGCAAGGTTTAAAGCCACGGAAAAAGGAATAAAATGGATGGAAGATAATGGTTTAGATTTTCCATTCCCAAATTAATCATTTATACGATATAATATAAACACAATCACTATGGAGGTGAAATATGGATAACAATCAGCAGACCCCATCTCAGGCAGCAACAGCTCCAGAGGTAACAGCAGCAACAGCTCCAGATCATGGTGCTTCAGCTTCAGTAACAAATCTTGGACTACATGAGCCAAAGATTATGTCAGGAGCTTCAGTACAAAGCCCACTTACAGGTGCAAATGAGTCAATGACTACAGGTGCAGCATTTGGTGGACCAATCGTATCAACAGAGCAGGGTAGCGTTAATAACGCAACACGCCCAACAGCTAACTAATTTAGGGGGAATAATGGAGAGCGTCTACGATAAAGTAGTAAAATTAACTGCAGAAATTTTAAAGTCGTGGAATCCAGATCCTGGCGTTGTTTCTCCATTCTCCTCATCAAGTAGTCAGCACCAAGAGGTTAGCGATAACCATTTAGAACACTATGTCAAGCAACATGTGATATCTGAAAATGTAGATATTGCATCAATGTTTGATTCAAATTTATTTACGAATGGCGGTGAAACAAAAATGACAGAAAAAACATTAGATGTTAACGCATCAATAACAACAGAAAATTCTTATGCTAATCCAGCATCTGCTACGACAGAGCCAGATGCTCAGAGTGCAATAGCAATTACAAAGTCAGCAGAGATTCCACACACAACAGTTGGAACAACTGCAAACACAACAGAGCAGGCCCCTTCTAAGGGTGAGACAACAGAACCTATGGAGAAAGCAGCAGATTGCAAAGACTGCGGTAAGCCAATGGCTATGTGCAACTGCGACGGCATGAAAAAAGCAGAAAATTGCCCAGACTGTGGCAAAGCTATGACTATGTGCATGTGCGATGGTATGTCCAAAGCAGCAGCAGAAAAGTGCCCACATTGCGGTCAATCAATGCCAATGGAAAAAACAGTAGATGGTGCTCCAGTAGTATCAGCAGAGACTGCTCCAAACCATGAAGCAGCAGGATTTGATAGCATTGCTAAGGCAGCAGATGAAGAAGAGTCTGCAGAAGAAGAGGCTTCAGAATCTAAAGAAGATGAAGCAAAAGAAATGAAGAAATCAGTTTGGGGTGGAGCATTTGCACCACGGATTAACGGTAAGCTTTAATCTTATTTAAAACTATATAACAGCGGGGATTAAAGCCTCCGCTGTTTTATTTCTAAAGGAGAAAAATGAAAGTTGGAATATTTGGGAGCAAAGATTGGATAGATTATTCAGATCTTATGCGGAATATTACTGTTTTTATTCAAGAAGCACATGATCTTGGTCATGATAATATAATTTTTACACACACTGGGTTAAAGGGTGCAGAAAATATGATTACCGAATATGTGGGTAAAACTGAAAAGTTTTTAAAACAAAAAAAATTTAGAATTAAAGAAGAATTGCACCGTGGCAAGCCACCAGTTATAAATGATATGGCTGTCATAGAGTCTGGCTTAGAATATGCAATTGTTTTTTCAACAGGATGTGCTAGAACAAAATCTTCAATAAAGGTATTAAAAGAGTATGGAATTCCATATCTTTTAATAGAAAGTTCTTGACAGATAATGAAAAATAATGATATAATAGAAATTAAATCTCAGCTTACTCAGATAGTAAGCCTTTTATCAGAAATAAAAAATCTGCTAAAAGAACAAAAAATGCAAAGAGAAAGTAAGTTGCCAAGACAGATATGAAAAATCTAGAAGAGTTAAGTTACAAGCAAGCCCATGATTTTGTTCAGTTGAACAAAAAGGCTGGATTTTATTGGGAAGGCTACACAATTGTAAAGTGGTCCCCAGGGCATAATGGTTATACTCAAACTAATGGCATGTTTAAAAATAATAAATGGGGTTACGCAAATAAATACCCACTAACAAGTAAGGGTACATGGCTAATCCCATCTAAATATGTCAAGCATTCTTAAAAAATTAGGTATTGATGAAGAAGACCTAAAATGGTATCATCTTGCTGCATGCAAGGGCATGAGCATTAATTGGTTTTACGATGATTATGAAAATGATAAAATTACGGCACAAACTGCTGATGAAGTATGTTTAAGTTGCCCAGTAATTAAGCAATGCTATAAAGAGGGCGTCGCTATGAAAGAATTTGGCGTTCGTGGGGGAATTTTTATGGATCTTGGTCGTGTTGATAAACAAAACAATTCACATAAAACTAAAGAAACTTGGGATACTCTAAAGAAGATTCATGGAAAAAATATTTTATAACGTATCTATGGCTAAAGCCATTAGAAAAGTTAAAATGCCTGTCAAAGATCTTAAAATGGATGTGAGAGCCAGGCCAAATTATCTAGCTTTAACTGTATACGAAGAAAACATAATGCAATACGAAATTGATAAGAGAGCAGATATCATGGAGTACTTGTTAATTTGTAGGCAGTTAATTGAATCCTTTGGGGTTCGATGTGAAATAGAAGGAATAAAATATGTCCCTGCACAGAAAAGTATTCTTAATTAAAGAAGGCGTTTATGCTGATTTAATTGCAGAAGGAGCTTATGCTTCTAGAGTTAGATATATGTATGGTGGAGTTATGTTTGATGTGCTTGTAGAAAATGATGATTATGAAATGCTTTATGATGATTGGGAGAATGAAGAATGAAATGTTATTCTTGTGGAAAACAAAAAAATGAATTGCACCCAAAGAAATCGGAATTGATTGATGGGGTTTCGTCTCTTATGTGTCAATTATGCATTGATTCCAAACTTGAACCTAGGTGGGTAGTGGTATTGTGTGCAAGATCAAAGGGCCCAGATTCAGTTAGAGAATTTATAGTTAAACGTAGATATCTTGGCAAAGAAATTCTTGCTAATGAATTAATTGCATAAGGGGATAAAATGATTAAGATAACAAATGATATGGAAGAGGTAATTGCTGCAAATGATGCAGTTATTTACTTTAGTGCTGAATGGTGTGGCCCATGCAAACAGCTAAAGCCACAAATGGCAAAAGCTGCAATGGCAGACGAATCTCGTGATTATTTCTTTGTTGATGTTGATAAAGTTGATACAAAATATTTAGAGCGATATAATATTAAAAGCATTCCACAAGTTTATAAAATTAACTATGGAGATCTTGGTAATCAAATAACTGCAAAAAATTCAGAAGAGATATTGGAACAGGTAAATAGATGACAACAATAGTTGCTGTTGTTAAAAACGGTAATGTTACTATGGGGGCTGATTCTCAGGTGACTGATAACAATAGGCCACATCGTCATAAAGATATGGAAAAAATTACAAAAAATAATGGTTGGTTGATAGCTGGCAGCGGAGATTCTCAACCATGTGATATTCTTCAACATATTTTTATTCCACCAGTTCCAAATGCTAAAGAACGTGAAGATCTTTATAAGTTTATGATTAAAAAGTTTGTACCAGCTATGCGAGATTCTTTAGAAGAAAATGGGTATAAGCCAGATCCTAATGATAAAGATTCTGGATTTAATTTTCTTTTTGCATATAATGGTGAAGTTTTTGATATTGGAAATGATTTTAGTGTTTTGCTGAATAGCGACGGCATATATGGAGTGGGCGCTGGCTCACCATTCGCTATTGGTGCGTTGTATGCTGGAGCAACTGTAGAAAAAGCATTAGAACATGCTGCTACCAACGATATTTATACTTCTGGACCCTTTCAAATTGTAAGGCAACAGAAAGCAAAGAAAATAGTAAAGGTTAAATAATGTCAGATACGGAATTTTGGGATTGGTTTAATATTGGTGTTCACAAGGGCTGGGTTACAAATCCATTTTGTCAAACTCATGATGGTGGATATGATGTAATGACAGAAGAAGAAGTGCGGGAATGGGAAGATGGCGGGGACCCTTGCATGACAGTTACTAGAATAAGTTATCTGGGATGACAATAGATTACACTGGTATTCCTTCACCTGTATGTCCATCTTGCGATAGTTCAAGATTTTTAACATGGATTATAATTGATCCAGATGATTATGAAATTGGCATGTATGGAACAGATGGAGAATGTTTTGATTGCCATACAAAATATACAATAGGAACACCTCTGGATAGCCCAGACAAAATAGAAATGGATATGGAAAATGACGAATATTAATCCTTTGGGTAAGCTTTTGCTTGTTAAAGAAATTGAAACAACAGAATCTAAAACAGCATCAGGACTTGTTCTTACTGCGATGTCTACTGAACAAGATCTAAAGCGGGGTACTGTAGTAAAAGTTGGCCCAGGAGAAGTAAGTTCATTTAATGGAACGTTATATCCAGTTGAAAATATTAAGTCAGGAATGATAGTATACTATTCTCCAAACCACGCAACTGAGATTAAAGATGCAGTTGGAGAGAAGTTCTACTTTGTTAATAGCGGAGTACTATTTGGATATGAGGATAATAATGCATAAGGGTTTAGGCGCAAAAGCACAAGCAAGAGGTCATAAGCGTAGAGCAAAGACTATTGCAAGAAAGCAAAACAAATTAAATAATTTAATCTACGTATCAAAGCTTATGTTTAAGTATGGACGTGAACTTAATTTGAAGACAAATCCTAAAGCAGGCGAAAGATATCTTAAGGATTATTTAAATGCCTAAAGAAGAATCAATTCTAGACGAAGCTAAAAGAATTGTGCATGGTGATCGTGGAGAAAACTATGGTCATCCTTTTGAAGATTTTTCTCGTACTGCTCAGATCTGGTCAGCAATTCTGGGAACAAAAGTTACTCCAGAAGATGTAGCACTGTGCATGGTTGGACTTAAGATTAGTCGTGAAGTAAATCGTCCTAAGAGAGATAACATCGTAGATGGAGCTGGATACTTTGAAACATTACAGATGGTAAAAGAAGAACGTAGAGCAAGAAAGATAAAAAGTTTAGTGCAGGGTGCAATAGAAGGATTGTCTGATTAAGGTTGGATAAATAAATTTAATGAGAAAATTAATATATAAAGAAATATTAGATTTTTTAAATGAACACGATGACGATGCCCCATATACATTGTATTCTTTAAGAAAAAAAATTAAAGAAGAATTAGAAAAGGAATAAAATGGAAATCCCAGTAAGTCCAAATGATTTAAATGAAGTTGTTTATAATGTTGCTCGTGATGTAGTTGAGCAGATGGCAATTGAAGGAAAGATTGCTGATATTGATATTAATGATGAATTAACAAATGAAGTTTTAGATAATGTTATTTTTATTGTTGAACGTTATATGTATTACATTAATTCGTTAATGGATACACAACGTTTAGCAACAACACCAAAGATTGAATTGAAGTGATGGCAACAAGAAAAAAACCTTGGCATAAAGATTTAATTAAACTTAATTGGATTTTTATTTCTGTTGCAACAATTTTATTATTTGTTGAAATACTTAATGCAATTGAAATTGCACACATACGTAATGATTTGTTCAATTATTATCTTTATCCATAATTAGTTAAATAATGATATAATTATCTTGTAGTGATAACTCTCATTTTCACTACGAAGAGGTGATGAATATCAAAAAAGCAATAAAACATATTGAAAAGCACATGGAGGCTTTTGCTGATTGGACTTCACATGCATTTGGAACCCCATGGTTCTTAATAGTGCATATGATCTGGTTTGGCAGTTGGATATTGTTCAATATTGAACCGTTTCCATATGGCCTTCTAACTATGATAGTTTCATTAGAAGCTATATTGTTATCTGGTTTAATTCTATCTGCAACTGACAGGGAATCTGAGCGTGATCGAAAGGTTATGAACAGAGACTTAAGAATCTCTAAAGAGACTCAAGAGTTATTACAGCATATGCATGAAGAATTACTAGATATAAAAGAATATGTCACGGGGGAAGGGGAAGTGTTTGAAACATGATGCGTCTTCTTCCTTTAGGTATCATCATTGTACTCATACAATCCAATATGAGATTATACTGTAAATATAAAAATCTTAAAAAAGATAAATAAATACTAATGTCTCATAAATATGATAAGCCAAAGTGGCCCTGCGGGGCCATTTTGGTTATTAAAAATAACATTGTATATATAAAATAAATACTGTATAATAATAAATATAATAGATAAGAAGAACATATGAAAAAATTAGCAGTACTAGGTGTGGGATCAGCAGGAATACAATCATTATCTTTTTTTCTTAAAAAATTAGATAATTCATGGGAAATAACTTCAATTTATGATCCAACAATACCAATCTTAGGAATTGGTGAAAGCACAAATCCATTATTTGTAAAAACAATGTATTGGGGTACTGGATTAAATCTTTATACTGAAATTGAAAAAAAAGAATTAGATTCAACTTTAAAACTTGGAACATACTATGAAAATTGGAGAAAAAATTCTTTTATTAATCCGCTTATTGGAGAAAATGGCGCTGCCCTGCATTTAAACACTTTTAAACTAAAAGATTGGTCATTTTCTAAATTTCAAGAAAAATGGAATGATAAGTTTAAACAAATTATGGGGAATGTAACTTCAGTAAAAAATACAAATGAAAAAGTATCAATAATTATTGATTCAAAGGAATATTTTTTTGATTATGTTATTGACTGTAGAGGTTTTTCTAAAGATTCAGAAGATTATGTTTTTGTAAAAAACCCAACAAACCACTGTTTGGTTCATAATAAAAAAGAAATAATAAACACACTTTATACAGGACATACTGCAACTAAAGATGGCTGGATGTTTACCGTACCTTTATCAACAAGAACTTCTTATGGATATTTATTTAATAAAGAAATAACTTCAATAAAAAAAGCAAAAGAAAATTTTTCAAAAGAAATTGATGTTCCAATTGAAGAATTGGATAACATAGAATATTCATTTAATTCATATTATGCTAAAAAAATTTTAGATGGAAGAATTTTAAAAAGTGGGACGAGAGCAGTATTTTTTGAACCTATGTTTGCAAATTCTTTAGCTTTTTACAATACAATAAATGAATTTTTTACAAGACATATTGATGGCTTGTGGACTGAAGAAAAATTAAACTTAAAATTTTGCACCGAAGCAGAATCATATAGAGACATGATATTGTTTTTTTATCATGGAGGTTCTATTTACGATACTGATTTTTGGAAAATAACAAAAGATTTTGCTACAGAAGAATTAAAAAATAGTGATTATCTTAATGCAACTATAAATTTTGTAAAAGAATATAAAAAAACTGGTAAAGATATTCCATTTAATTGGGTTTTTAAATGGGAAGCTGTTTTAGAAATTGCCAAAAATATGGGATATGAGTACTTTAATTGAAAATAAAAATTATTTACAATGTAACTAAAAAATTATTTAAAAAAAAATATTGGAATAAAATAAATATAATTGAATTTTTTGCATTTAATATTAAACTTTTAATAATATTTCCTGGATTGCTTTTTGGTATACAATTTTGGTGGTTTTATATATTTGCATTACTGTCAAGCTTAATATTAATTTTAACTTCAACAGTAAAAACTTTACCCACAATAATTTATTTTAATATTGGTTGGTCAATTTTATCTATTTTTGCTATTTTAAAACATTTTTTATAAAATTATTGACATAATAAATAATAAATTGGTATAATTAAGATATGCAAACATTTCTTCCATATCCATCAATGCGTGATAGTCTTGATGCACTTGATAATAAACGTTTAAATAAACAAATACTAGAAACATATCAAATGCTTAATGTATTGTCTGGTCAATCTAAATCTGGCGCTTGGCGCAACCATCCAGCTGTTCTTATGTGGGAAGGTGCTGAATCTGAACTTTGGCGTTACGGAATGACAGCAATAAAACTTGCAGATATGCGTGGTATTAAAACTGAAAACAATCTTGCCAACATGAAATTACTTGCTGCAAAAGCTGCAATACATTGGGGTAATGAAGATCCTTTATGGCGTACTGACCCTAAAACTATAAAACGTGTTAATACTACACACAAAGCTAATTTATATCGTAAAGATCCAGAGTATTATGCAGAATATGCAAATGCAGTTAATGATGAATATAACAAACCATGTTGTGAAGGTTGTCAATATTATTGGCCGACACATCCATTAAGGAGTAAATAATGATAAATGATAAAAATTCCACAGAATTGAATATGGAAAAATTAATAATTCGTAAAGCAAAAGAAGAAGATCTTCCTTTCATATCTAAAATAGAATCTAAGGTTTATTCAGTAGAAGGACCTTGGTCATTAAAAGATTTTCAAGATAATTTTGCACAAGATAACAGATACTATCTTGTTGCTGAATATGAAGGTAAAATAGTTGGATACTCAGCAGCAACAGTAGAAAATGATACTGTTAATTTGACAATGAGTACTGTTCTTCCTGAATATCGTGATAAAGGGATAGCCACTCAGTTTTTAATTAAACGACTTGAATGGGCTGGCAATCGCAGGGTCATACTACAAATTAGATTGGACAATACCATAATTCAAAAAACATATGTTGAATATGGTTTTGAACCAAAACAAATTCTTCAAGATTTTTATCCAAATAACGTGGCAGCTTTAGAGATGGTTCGCCCTGCCATAGAAAATATTTAAAATGAGCGGGACATACAACAGATGTCCAGATTGTTTTAGTCTTAAAAAACGTTATATGATTTTGGATAATAAAAAAATATGTATAGATTGTTATGAAGAATATGCTGGAGAAGCATATATAAATAGAGAAAAGGAAAAATAATGGGAGCATGTAGTTGCGGGTATACGACAGATCCAGATAAAAACTGTAATGGTACACATAAAGCAGTTAGGGCTTTAAAAACAAAAATTGTTGAAGAGCTAAAAGGACAAGAATGGCACGAAGCTGCTGAATTTATAAGAAATTTAAAATAATGCGTCCATGGAATGATAAAGATAGATCAGTTTGGCAAAAATTATTTAAAAGAACAGCAAAAAAAAATAATTTAACAATTTGTCAACATAAAAATTCTTATTCTTTATACTGTAATAAAGAATGTATTGAAAAAAATGATTAGACAAATCTTGGGATCCTAAACAATGAGCAAAAACTGGAAACAATCAAGAGGATCGGATAACCCGATCTTAAATATCATAGGCAATATTTGCGGGAGAATATCGGGTCTATTTCTAAAACCATATTTGTGGTGGGGAACAACATGGACTATAAATTTTAAAGAAGAAATTGATCAAGACGAATATACAATAGATGAGGTGTGGTGAATGACAACATTTTTAATAGTTTATTTAGGTTTTTTAAGTTTATTTATCGTAGGATTTATTCACTACACAGAGCAAAAAGTAAATAATTATAAAGCTATAGCAGAAGATTATAAAAGGGCTTTAAGTATAGCCAGAGGGTCTAATAATGCCGAACATTACACTTTCTTGCAACTAGAAAATAAAAGACTCAGAGAAAAGATCTTAAAGCTTGAACCTATTCAATATGAACATAGGAACGATTACCCAGAAAAATGAGCGAAAAAGAGGGCGGGTACGTGGAAAACCACGATGCATTTATCCATAGCCTATATGAGATAACTACGACTAAGGTGAAGCTAAAGCAATATATTAGACGATTTAAAAGAAAGCAATTTAGATATGAATAAATTGGCGGGAATGCCCAAAGGGCTAATTGCTATCCTTATAGCAGAAGTAATCATAGTAAGCCTTATAAAGGTATATGCAAGATGACATTAATCATATTACTTATCATATGGTATATAACTAAACTATATTATACCCATTCATTTAAGATCAATATAGCCAAATCAGATCTTATGGATTTAAGATGTGCAAGTTGTGGCAGACCCATATATCGCTCTATTGAGCATATAAGGGCTACAAATTATTGCACAGATTGTGCATAAAAAGCGGGAGCTGAAGGATATGCCCCATAACTACCTAGATATACTAAGAGAACATAATAGAATAAAAGACTCTATATGTGCCTATTGCAAGAATAAGAGTGTAGGCATAATAGCTGTAGGATACAGGATATTATATGTATGCCATATATGCAAAGACGAATACTACGCTTCCCACCCCATATCCAAACACCCATAGATAACCTCTTATACAGGCTCCTAGGGCTTATAAAGTGGAGTATAGTGGAGCATAGTGGAGAATATATGCAGTGTTATCCACAATTTATACACAGGTTATCCACAGATATTATAGTCATGTAATAAACCATATAATATAAGGCGTGTCAAATCATAAATAGTTATCCACAGGTATATCCACATGTACACATAGAATTATATGTGTCAAGTGTTTATGTGGTCATATGTGGTCATACTTTATATGCTACACAAAATTGGACAAAAATAGACAGAATGTCTATATAAATGTCCATAAGTGTTTATGTTTCTTTAGTTTATTATATGTTTTATATGATTATTTATATGTTTTTATATAGGGTATATAGCTGGGTATTGTTGGGAGATTTTATAAGGGGATCGTAATGTCCCGCCCAAAAAAAGTCCAGCGAAATTTAGAGGCCCATCGTAATCCCTATAGAATAAAAAAACGCTCAAAATAGGACAAATCGGACATATGGGATAAAAAGAAAACCTCCACAGGACCCGAACCCGTGGAGGTTATAATGGACTTGGCAGA